TAACGATCCAACAGCAATAGCAGAAGTATATAAGTTAAATGATGATTTATACATTAATGAGTTGTTATATGCTAAAGGTTTAACAAATCAAGATATTGCAAATAAGCTGAGGGAATTAGGTATAACAAGACAAACAGAGATAATAGGAGATAGTGCAGAACCAAAGAGTATAGAAGAAGTACACAGATTAGGGTTTAACATAAAACCTGCAAAGAAAGGAGCAGACAGTATTAATATGGGAATTGATGTACTTAGAAGATACAAGATACATATTACTAAAAATAGTGTAAATGCTATAAATGAATTTAAGTATTATAAATGGCTTGTAGATAAGAATGGTCAAGTAATAAACAAACCTGCTACTAATCAACTAGATCACTTAATAGACGCTATTAGATACGTTGCACTAAACAAACTTACCACAAACTATAGTGGTAAGTATTATATATTATGAACAAAAACAACAATTTTATATTTATAACAAATGGCTAGAGAACAATTTGAAATTACAATACCTACAGAATGGAAAGATATTACAATATCAGAATTTCAAAGGTATTTGCAAATAGCAAAGAGTAAAAGAAAAACAAGAGAAGAAGAAATAATAGCTCTGTTTTGTAAGTTAGATAAAAAGACAATAAAAAAAATAAAACTAAAAGATAAAAACATTTTAGTTGATAAAATAAATACTTTCATTAATACTAAAAATGAAACTAAGTTACAAAAGAGGGTTACATTTAAGGGAAAGAATTATGGCTTTGTGCCTAATCTTAGTAAGATAACAACAGGGGAGTTTGTAGACATTGAGGAATACGGCAGGGATATAAACGAAAATTTACATAAAGTAATGAGTGTATTATATAGAGAAATAGATAAAGAGGTAAATCAATTTTATAGTGTAAAGCCTTACGATCCTGATGAGTTAGAAATAGATAAGTTTAAAGACTTTCCAATGAGTACAACACTATCAGCGATAGATTTTTTTTTTCGTTTAGGCATAAACTTATTGGAAGATTTAAACAATTATTCGATGGAAGTGATGAGGAAGAACAAGGAAATAAAACCTTAGCAGGTAAATGGGGTTGGTATAACATAATATTTGGACTGAGTAATGATAATATACTTAACATTGAAAAAGTAGTAAAAACAGAGATAACATTGTTGCTAACTTATTTAAGCTATCAACAAGACAAAAACAATATAGAAAGAAACAATTATAATCAACATAAATGATAACATATAAAAACATAATAGACGATTTTAACACAATAGCAACTAATCATTTTTTGATTAACTCTTTCCATAGTGGAATGCTAGATGAAGTAGATTTAAACAAGTTAGATCAATCAGATTTTCCTATACTATATGTTGAGCCTGGAAATACTAATATAGATAAAGGCGTAATGACTTATACATTTACTGTATTTACAATGAATTTAATTAAAGAAGATTTATCTAATCGTGAGGAAGTATGGTCTGAGATGTTACAAATTATGCAAGATATTATAGCTGAGTTTAGGCAGAATCTATCAGTACAAACATCAGGTGGAGATAGTGGAAAAAAGTTTAGCTATGTACCTAATGAAGTTGTTTTAAATATGCCTATAAACGCAGAGCCATTTACAGTTAGATTTGCTAATATGCTTACGGGTTGGAATGCTACTTTTACAATGCAAGTTAATAATGCTAATTCTTTATGCGATGCTCCTATTGAACCTAGCGATGAAAACAGAGATTCATAATGAGTACAGAGTTTAAAGCAATAGAAGATGTATTAAGTAGTTTTGGGAGTAAGCTAATAGAAAAAGCAAGAGCAAACCTAAACAAAAAAGAGAAAAGAGCTAAGGGAACATTGTTTAATGAGATGAGCTATGATATAGAAAAAACTCCTAATGGTGTAAAGTTTAAAATGGATTTTGGTAATGCTGATGATTATTGGTTGTTTGTAGATCAAGGAGTAGAGGGAGCAGGTGGATTTAAAGGTAGTGGTAAAAAAAGAGGTCAAGGAAGTCCATTTAGATTTGGTAGAAAACAACCGCCATTAAGTGCTATACTGCCCTGGATTAAATTAAAAAACCTAAGAGGTAGAATACAAAAAGATTGGAAAAACAATAAAGGAGCAGGTAGGTTTATAAGTGATAAATCATTTGCTTTTATTGTAGCTAGAAGTATAAAACAAAAAGGTATAGAGAGAACTAGGTTTATAACAAAACCTTTTGATGATATGATTGATGATTTAAAAAATGATTTGTCTTTAGCTATGGTAGATGAAGCAAATAGTATAATAGAAATAAAAGAACAACCTGAATTAGAAATAAATTTAAGTAAATAGAATGGCAACAACGATAACACAGAAACCAAATTTATTAAGTGCAGTAAACACACCACTAATATACATATTGACTGAAAGCTCATCATCAACATATAATGGTTTTAAATTTAGATATGTTTTAAAAGTAGAAGTAGATGGTGTAGAAATACAAGTTTTAAAAATACATAAGAACCAACAAAACGTAGGTATATTTGATTTAAGTCATATACTAAAAGCTCATTGTGAAACGCAATTAGTAAATCAAAATGACACAAGCTATAGCATACATACTTTAGGAATACAACAATCAGCAAAACCTTTTAGTCAAAACTCAGGACAATTAGCAAAAGTAACTGTAAAAGCATTTACAGAAGTTGCAACGTCAGCAACGGATGATCCAACTTTATCATCTCAACAAGATAGTGCTGACAGTTATTTTATACCTGCTACAACTCCTTTTACTAAAACTGCAACAAATGTAGGTGGTTTAGATATTATAAATGTTGCAGACGCTTCATTCAACAACTTTCCTTTAGCCTTGTTTATGAATAGCACATCTAGTGAAGATACGCACAGTTTTTTTACTAATGCTCCTACTGTACAATTTGTTAGAGGTTCTTCTACAAGTGCAGATAACTTAGATGAGCTGACAATATGTTTCAAACAAAATGGAACATTAATAAATCAAGGAGCAGATTTAGATTATATATTTGTTGAGTATTACGATAGTTCAGGTAGTATTATAGGTTCAGCAATTGATTTTCACAATACAAATTCTAATGGCGGTTCTTTAGAATCAGAAACTAACACAGTTGGCGAAAGTTTATTATATTTTGGTTGTGGAACAAAAAATTTAGAAACTCAAACTGTATCAGGTAAAACAGCTGCTAGACCTAGTAATGTTGCAGACTGGGCTTACTATGCAATATTTGGTAGCACAAGCAATAGCACGTCTAATAGGTGTACTAAGAAATATTATTTTTATAGATATGGAAGTGGAGCAACAGTTGATGACAGGCACCAAAGTTGCACTAGATTTAATAATGTTAGATTAGCTTGGCGTAATAGATTAGGTGCTTGGGATTATATGAATTTTAGAGGTAAATCAAAAGAAAGTGTAAGTATAAAATCAGAAGAAATGTCAAGAGTTGTAGGTAACTGGGATTCAGCAACTAGCAATACTTTTAATTACAATAACTGGGATAGGGGTAGAGAAACTTTATTTACAGAAGCACAAAGAAAATTAACTATTAACTCTGACTTTCTAAATGAAGATGAGGCATTATGGTTAGAGGAATTATTTACGTCAGTAAACGTGCAAATATTAGAAGATGGCGGTATAGTAAAGCCTGTTATAATTACAGATAAATTATATACTAAAAAGACAAGTGTAAACGATAAGATAAAAATACAATACACAATAAAATTAGAGTACGCAAACAAAGTTAGAACAAATAGCTAATGAAAGTAAGATTAGTAGCATATAGAAAGCAAACAACGTCATCTAGTGAATTATCACAATTTGAATTAGATTTACAAAAAGAGCCTAATGTAGTTGTTAATTATAATTGGTTAGATTTAAAAAATCCTAGCAGAAGAAAATCTAGTTTTAGTCAAACCGTTAAACTGCCTTTTTCTAATGCTAATAACAAGTTTTTTGAAAATTACTTTGACGTGAATTTACAAAATCTAGTATTTAATTCACAAAAAAAATTCAATGCAATATTATACATAGACAGTATTCCACAGCTCAAAGGATTTATACAGTTAAAATCTATAATGTTAAATGCTAGATTATATGAGGTTGCTTTGTTTGGACAAACAGCAGATTTTTTTACAGATATAAAGAGTAAAAAACTTAGAGATGTATTTACTGATCCTAGTTCTACTAATGAAGATGAGCCTGTTATAGACACAACACTAAATCATTATTTTTCAAATACAAATGTTGTTAAAAGTTGGACAAGTCCAGGATTAAGTTTAGTTGATGGTGGTAGCACAAATGATATTATGTACCCTGTAGTAGATTATGGACATACTAATATGCCTTATAATAGTGCTATGTTTTATGATCCAACAACTATAGGAAATGATTTAAGCTATTATGGAGCAGTTAGAACAGGAGATTTAAAACCTGCAATAAGACTACAAAGATTGTTATTGTTAATTGCTCAAAAGGCAGGATATACAATTAAGAGTACGTTTTTAGGAATAAATGGAACAACGCTAAGTGATACAAGTTTGTTTAGTAGATTGTTTATGACGTTAGCTACAGAAACAACTAGAACGCAAACTTTATTTAATACTACATCAGGCTCAGAAGCACCTATGGTAGGATTTAAAGCAGAATTAACTAATACTACAGGTACTTTAATATTTACTGATTATGATTACCCTGACACAATTGGTGCAAATGTGTTTGGATCATCTATACAACATTTAACCTCTTTTAATGAAGTTTTTGATCCAAATAATATATTTAGTGTTGCAACACTTAACGGCACTAGTGATTTTACTGGTACTAGCATATCGCTTCCAACAATTACATTCCCTAGTGATTTAGATGGAGATGACGTTGTTTTAAGTGTAGGTACTATAGAAGTAAAAGTAGATTTTTCACTTTTGATACCTAATGCAACAATTGATGGTACACAAATATTACAAGGAGAAATATTATATGGTTGGGTAAAAAATGGTAGTAATTATGATGCAGTAGAGAATTTTCAGAATTTTCCTGTTAGTGGAGATACAACTGTAAATTACAGTCAAATATTTCAATTGGATGTAGAGCCAGGAGCAGTTTATCAATTTATGATAAGCATGACAGGTATGTCTGAATTTGTAGAAATATATTATCCTGAGTATGATATAACTACAAATAGCACACAAGTTATTGATCCACCAAAACTATTTACACCCTCTGTAACATCTTTAACTATACAAACTTTGCAAAGTGAAGAAATGGCATTAACTAATGGTTTTGAAAATGGTATTGTTTCTATGTTTCATAATATGCCTGATGTATTGCAAGAGGATTTTGTTAAAGATTTAGTAAATAGATTTAATCTAGTAATTAAAACTGATGCAGATGATGAGAAAAAATTAATTATAGAGCCATATCAAGATTATGTAAATTTAGGTACTACTCAATACTGGACTGATAAAATAGATTTAAAAAAAGAGCAAGTTATTACAACTACTAATGACATGCAGTCAAAAGAATATCTACTAAAAGATAATGAAGATGCGGACTTGTTAAACAATAGATATTTTCAAGCATATGAAACAGTATATGGAACATACAAAGAAAAAAAAGCTAATGAATTTGCTAAGGGTACTTTCAGTAATTTTAGTATTATGGCTCCTTTTATTGCACAAGGTATTGCGGATTGGTCTAATGGTAATTTAAACGGTAATTTTACTAGTCAAGATGTAGCTGTAGCATATTTATTTGAAGCAGATGAGGGTTCTAGTAGAAGTGTAATAGAAAATCAACTACCTAAAATATATTATTATAGCGGTACTCCAATAACTATTACAGGTACAGATAGTATTTTTAATTTGCCTTATAAGTTTCACGTTTATAGTAATAACTATAATATGAATAACGATAAGCACCCGTCTGATGATAACGATGGTTCAGTAAATAAATTTCCACTTTGCACACAATACAATTTAGATAGTATAGGATCAGGTGTTACTGCTAATACTAAAATATTTAATTGGACGTGGTATAATCCTTATTTTAACACAGGATTTACTTTTGACTATTTTGGTGCTACTTATACAGACAACGGATATTACAATGAATACTGGGCACAATACTTAAATGAATTGCATTCTGACGAATCCAGGATAATGGAATGTCACGTAAATTTAACACCACAGGACATAAAAGACTTTGCAGGTAGTGGATTTCAAAATACGTTTTTTATTAAAAATACTCTATGGCGAGTTTTAGAAATAAAAAATTATTTAGTAGGTGGTAATAAATCAACAAAAGTTAAATTAATAAAAGTAATAGAAAAACTACCTAATGATTGCGGAGCAGTAAATGTTATAACAGCCTCAGGATTGATGACGTGGACTGATAGTGCAACAGGAGCTAGTACAACTATAACAAACTCTTGTTGTGAAGAAGTTAATGATAATTGGACTTTTATACAAACAAATGCAAATGGAACAGGAGATTGTTATGCTGCAAGTAGCTCTAGCAATAGCGGTACTACTTTTGCATCTTTACTACCATATAATCCACCTGTAGAACCACAAAACTATGGTGCATTGATACCTAGCAATATGCCTACAATACAAAATTCTTATGCTACATCTATAGGTTATGGTAAGTCTATGCAGTTTTTTTGTGAATGTACTACAACTGATAATTCAACTGCATTTCCTTTTACATTTAAAGGTGTAACGT